AATTATTTAAAAAATAAAATTATTATTATATTTATATAATGGCTCAATATAAAACATCTATTGATTTTATTTATAAAACTATAGTTGAACCAAATAAGGATGATGCGAAAAAATCAGAATCTATTATTGAAGAAATAAAAAAAATAATACCTGAACCAAAGTTGGATAGTCAATCAAAAAACGATAAAACGGTATTCACTTGTTCAATGTTTCCTAATAAAGTTGTTCAATTTGTATGTAAATTAGGTAAATATAAAGAAAAATTGTGTAATGCCTTGGATTGTTACTCGTGTAATAAGTCAAACAAAAATAGATACAATAATATCTTTTATAACAACAAACAAAGACTTTATAGAGCGTGTTTTACAAGATGTTAATACTGATAGTGATAAAATTCAGTTAAAACAATTATTAGAAAAATTAGCAGAAAATGTAAAGTCAGATGATTCGCAATGTATATCAAATATTAAAACCTTTTTAGGTAACTTGAAGACAAAATTAAACACCATACCATCATCATCTAATATCGTGTTAAACAACACTCAAGGAGACATAGAGTCATCTCAAGGAGAGACAGCATCATCTCAAGGAGAAACAGACAGAGACACATTATCATCTCAAGGAGAAGGAACATCTAGTAGCGTGGAAAACAGAGAAACATTTTCACACATACTTGGAAACGAAGAGACTTATGATGAAAGTAATCAATATAACTATGATAATCCAAGACAAGCAATAACATCTCTTGATGATTTTCATAAAGGTAGGGGAGGAAAAAATAGACGGTTTAAGAAAATTACAAGAAAAAGAAAAGCTTCAAGAAAAAGAATTCGTAGTTTTAAAAGAAAGGCTTCAAGAAAAAGAATTCGTAGTTTTAATAAATAGAAATAATACAAAATACAAAATATATCTATATATTATAATGAGTTATTCTGCTGCTTCTGCTGCTGCTGCTTCTGCTGCTTCTGCTTCTTCTCCTTCTTTTTCAGAACGTGTCCAAGGTCTTGCGGCCAGTGCTCAAAAATCAGCTTCAACACTTTTAGAAGGCACCGCATATGCGGCTGGGTTAATTGGACCATATATTGCCCAATTTCAACAATTGTTTAATATTATTACAGACATAGACATGACACCTGAACAAAAAGCAGATGCTATAATAACATTCATAAAGAATGAAGCGGTTAGCCAAGTAACAGAAATGGCAGGTCAAAAATTTGCGACTAGTAAAGACAAATTGGTAAACCTTATTCGTCAGCTAAATACATATAAAAAACAAATATGTAGTGTAGTTGTTACTGTTAATCAAGTACAAACTATATTTGATTATATCACAACAAATCCAGAATTTATTTATAAACTTAAAACTGAATTAATTAATGTAGACCCAAATGAGATACAAAATATAATGAATAATCCGATAGAACTGACTACATTATCTACACAGTCTACAACAAATACAGACAATTGTGAAAGACAAATCGATAATATGCTTGAACAATTATTTCCTGGATTTTCTAGATTTTCAAGAATTTCAGGAGGTAAAAAATACAAAAAGAATAAAAAAACAAAATCTAAAAGACGAATGCGTAGCAAAACACGTAAATCAATTAGAAAGAGGCAAAGAAGAAAGAGGCAAACAAGAAAATAATAAAATAAAAAAATATACTATAATAGTAAGTCGTAATTATGAAAATAGTATTAAGGACGCTTGTATTTCATTTTTTATGTATATTGTTATTTGCCTTCATATATAAACAATTATATAACCATTTTGGTAATGATAACAGTAAACCAAGTAAAAGTAATGGTGAAATGATCGACTATCTATTGTTAAGTGTTACTATACAAGCCGGTATTGGGTTTTCCGATTTGTATCCATTGTCGCACGTAAGTAAAGTGATTTTAATGATACATCAGTTTATAGTCATATCAACCCACGTGTTCACTTTGTATATTTTTACAATTTAAATTAGACATTATAAATTAGAAAATATTATTATAATATAAATGTCTTCAAATTTATCCGTGTCTTCAAATTTATCCGTGTCTTCAAATTTATCTGTTATAGCGGTAAGCAACGCAATAGACAACAATGACTTGGAAGAATTAAAACGATTGCTAAGCATTGATAGCAGTATTATTGACAAAAAGTATAAAGGAGATACCGCAATCATGAAAGCATCTAGGCAGTGTAATGGTAACAAAATTGTAGCTTTTTTATTAAAGAAGGGTGCCAATATCAACGATAAAGAAATTAGAGACACTATAGACCAAACTCCACTTATTATTGCGGCGCAGGGCGGATGTAAAGAGATTGTTGAAATGTTATTAGAAGCGGGTGCTAATATTGAACATCGGAATGACCAGGGCGAAACTGCGCTTATATCGGCGGCGCAAGAAGGTCATAAAGAAATAGTAAAAATATTGTTATATGCGGGTGCTAATGTAAATCAGGAAAATGCCGATGGGGAAACTGCGCTGGATTTGGCAATCAAATTAAGACATAAGAAGGATTTAGTGGATTTATTATTAGAACATTCTGAAGCTAAAGGAATTAAAAAGGGGAAGACAAGACCAAGAAAGACAAAGGCAAGAAAGACTAATAAAAGAATGACAAAGACTAATAAAAGAATGAATAATAGAAGAAGTAGAAAACAAAGAAAATAAATAATTTAAAATTGAATTAATATTTAAATAGAATACATTTTGTTATATTATATTTAACACAATGTCCTTAAAGAAGATTGAGAATCCTGATGCTTTTAGAAGCAATATTCGTAAGAAGTTGTCATCCTTCTTACAAGAAAATATGACCCATGCGTCCAATTTGGAAAAGGGTATTTATAATTGGGCTCTCAAAGAGGCAGCGACTCGAAAGGTTGTCAAGAAGTGGGACAATCAGTTCTTTATTCAGATTTATTTAGACCATTTGCGCAGCATATTTGTGAACTTGAGGAATGACAAGTTGACTCAAATGGTTATAAACGGCGAAATCAAGGCACACGAATTGGCCTTCATGTCGCACCACGAAATGCTGCCGGAGAAATGGGACGAACTTATTAAGGCCAAGAGTATCCGTGATAAGAGCAAATTTGAACAAAATATTGAAGCCAGTACAGACACATTTACGTGCCGAAAGTGTAAATCGAAGAAGTGTAGTTATATACAGCTTCAGACGAGGTCGGCTGACGAAGCTATGACAGTTTATGTGACCTGTTGCGAGTGCGGAAATCGTTGGAAAACTAGTTAAAAAAAATTTATGGTCACAAATGTTTATCAACTATTTGACCTTTCTCATTGTAAATCCATATTTCATATTTATATCCCAATTCTTTCGCAGCTAATTGCTTTAAAAATATCGTATGTTTATTAAGTTGCGCAGTCCAAGTAGATTTCACTTCAATACATCGGTTCTGATTAGGAATAAAAATGTCTACAAAATGCCTGCGTTTTTTTCCATCAATATCAATATACCAAATAGTGGGCACATTTTTACACCCAGTGACCATATTATCTTCACAAATATGTTCTGTTTGTAGTAAAAAATCTAACGCATAATGCTCATAACCTTGTATTTGTATAACATTTCCGGAAGGCATAATATAGTCTTTAGATTTATACATATTTTTAGTCATTTTTTCAAGAATATCAGGATTTTGACAAACATATTCAACCCCATATCTTTCCAAATTGGTTTGTTTGGCTTTATCCCTAAATTCTTTAAATTGCGTTATGTGTTTAACACCATATTTGTCTAAACATGTTTGTACTATTTTGGCCTTTATTTCTTCATTTTGAAAACCATATTCGTAGCCATATCTTTCCAAATTAGTTTGTTTTACCTTTGTTTTTACTTCTTCATTTTGTAAACAACATTCGTATCCATATTTTTCCAAGTTTGTTTGTTTTGTCTTGTCGCGTATTTCTTTACATTGATTTGGATTTTCCACACCATAATTTTTCAAATATGTTACCTTCTTTTTATTTTTAACCTCTTCATTTTGTAATCCATATTCGCATCCATATGTTTCTAAATTAGTTTGTCTTATTTTTGCCTTTACCTCTTCATTTTGTATTCCATATTCACATCCATATCTTTCAAAAGTTGTTTGCTTCATCTTATCTCTAAAAATCTCTGATTGAGCAGCATGTTCAACTCCATACTTTTCAAGCATAGTTTCCTTTATCCGATCAGTTTTAAGAAGCTTAGCACATGATAGACATCCATAGTTTTTCTGTTTATGTAATTTATTTAAACTTTTATCAAAACTGTTGACGCACAAAATACATTTACCTATTATTCTTGTATCCCTGGTTATATATAAATCTTCATAATTCTTTAACAAGGTTACTCCACCTTCGTCACAAATTGACTTTAATAAAGTATAATCATATCGCAGTTTTGTCGGCATTCTTATAATACTATGTAATATTATATTTAAGTTGTTTACCGCAATTATTTAATTATTCCTAAATATAACATATTTGATGGTTTTTTTATATAAATTATCTGGTAGTTTTATTGTAACATCATTCCCGACAAATGTGTAATTCTGTTTCCGCAATATGCCGCGAATGATATTCAAGTAGGGACGTTTACATTCAACGTTGGGTTTGAAAGATGAAATCGTGGAACAGGCAAAGTATTGTTGTATCTCAGGCTTCAAATCGAGTATTTTTTGTTGCTTCTCAGTGTCAGCGTCTAGCTCACATAATATGAACGTATTGTCTGATGATAGCTCTAGAGCGGCAATAATCTTATTACAAACGGCTTCTCTTTCAGCCGGATATTTCTCACTTAATTTAGTTCTCATAGTTATATTATTTATTAATGTATTATAATATAACTTGTTTTATCTTTATTTCATTTTTTTTATTTATACAAAGTTTATAACAAAGACAATGATAGCTGCTACAATCAGTAACAAATTATGACCAAATTTGCTTTGTTCACGTAACTGAAGAAACTGACTGATTAATGTTGTATTATTTTCTTCAGCTACAATTAAACTCTGATTATCTCGTTTAACCTTATACTGATTGTGTAGCAGAGGATACACGTGACCAAAATCGGCGGCCATTATTTCTTCTAATACGGCATCCGGAAACGACCTATCAACTTTCCGCAAAAACATCGCATAGGGATTTTCTTTAAGTAGGTTTTTAATTATATTAATATTCTCCTCGGTCCCTTCCTTGAACAAATAGGGGCTGGTCGGCGTCGACATTCGCGTCCAATCGGCGACCGAACTACATTCATTAACATACGTATTTGGATTTGTTAGCTCCTTGAAAGTCTGAAGAATAACGGCAAAAATACTCTCGTTCGCTAGCCCGCCTTCATTAATCTGATTATAGACGCTGTTTTTGGCCGCCAAGAAGATAAGACATTTGTGGACGTGACTGCGCGTCAAAGTGAACCAGGGGTCATTTGCGAGCCAAAATTCCTTCTTAAAGAGACGCAAATTGGCACGACGATGGATTTGAATGTTCCAATATGCGGGTTTACATTTTAAAATGGATGCTTGATAATGGTCTAAAAAACGCTGCCGAAATATGGCCGGTGAAATAATCGGGACACATGAGTCGGTTAAAAAACAGAACCACATATTTTCAGAATCGTGATTAAATGCGTAGGTCATTAGCGCCATGTAGGCAGGCACTACATTGTAGTAAGTCGTGTTTTTGACATCTTTTGGTGGCAGCGAGTATGTTTTAATCCAGGGCGATTTGATTTGATTGAAGTCTTTGTAATGAAAATAGACATTGATAATGTCTTGGTTTGGCTTAATCCAGTCAATCCACAGTTGCTCTTTGTTCAAAACATGATGATAACTAATAATAAATAATAATGCGACTTTCATTATTATATATTGAAATATTTATTTAAACCTTTATTTCTTGGTTACATAAACAAAATGGTTTTTAACCAGCCTTTTTTATTTTGAACCTGATTTTTAATTGGATATGTTTCTTCAGATATGTCAACCATTTCGTCATCTTCTTCTGCTACTTCATTTGCATTTACTTCTGCTTCTAATTCTTCTACTTCTACTATTTCATTTGCATTTAATTCTGCTTGTTCATTTGCATTTAATTCTGATTCTAATTCTGATTCTAATTCTGCTTCTGCTTCTAATTCTGCTACTTCATTTGCATTTAATTCTACTTCTAAGTCTTCTTTTACTACTATTTCATTTGCATTTAATTCTGCATTTAATTCTGTATTTAATTCTGTATTTAATTCTACTATTTCATTTGCTTCTTCTTCTGCTCTGTTTAGTGCCTCGGTATCTAAAGTTAATTTTTCTTCTTCTAAGTGTTCTTCTTTTTCTTCTTCTAAGTGTTCTTCTTTTTCTTCATCATCTTCTAAATTATGTTCTAACAAAATATCCTCCAACTCGTCTACACGGTCCTCTAATTGTCTCATTTTTAGAAGCAGTTCACCATATTTCTGTTTACATATTCTCATGTTTTCGACAATAGTGTCATATTGTTCTACCCTAGTATAATACTTGTATTCTAAAACCTGGAAAAAAGACCATAGTCCAAAAACAACATATAGTCCACCTGATGTAATATATTTAATAACAGTGCTCATAATTATATTTATAATTATATAAAAATATTACTATAAATAACATATAAAAGAATGAATAAAGAAGACATGTACAACGATTTCATTGCGGAACTCGATAGAAACGCATTTTTGCGCATCGGTCAATCAATGGTATCTAACAGTGGATTAGTTGACGAAGATGAGAATGACGTCATCATAAAAACAGACGAAGAAGTCCGTCATGAATATCTCACCAAAATAGACCATAAAATAGACAATCTGCTTTACAAACAAGAACAACTTTTAGAAAAAATAAACAGTTTAACATTGGAAAATAATACAACCTTGGAAAATATGAAAACTCTAAAGGCCAAAATAAATAAAAAGGATAGCGTGATTTCATGGATTCGATTGTATTTGAACAAGGAAGAATTGGCAAATCAACATAATGAAGAAACCGAAAAATATTGTAATGTGTTTGATATTATTGCCCAACATCATGAACAAGTGTTGGAAATAGAGGAACAAATAAAAAACACCAAAACTACCAAAGAGTTATTCCTTCCCTAAAAGATTTACATTTGTTAAAATGTTTGTTAAAATGCGATATTCTCCAAATCGCCGACTTTCCAATATTCACTGCCGCCATTTGGCATGGGTCTGCGAATAATAAACGGTATTCTGTTTTGTTGTAATTCCATCGAGGCAATCAAATAGCCGTCAATTACGTCTTCCGGGACCTTGATAAATGGTGTCGCACCGCACTCGATTTGCTTCGCACGTTGTCCTAAAATGCGCGCACGTTCGTATTTAGTTAAATGCGGTATTGTTCTATGAAGGTCGTCAATAATAATATTATTTTTGTCTCGCACAACCTTCGTCATTGCTAAAATCTCGTCGTAATTCTGTAGCGCGCATTCCGGGTGATTATTGAGTATATAATTGCTGTTAATATCCTTGTCAAACTTCTTTAAATATGTTTCACCATCATTGTCTTCATCGTCGTCAGATAAATTCTCTATAAATGCCTTGTTGACAACCTGTTTTTTAATTATCTTTTTTACATTTTTATTAAGATTGGGTTTATTAAGATTATTTTCGCTACCTTCGGAATCACTGCCATAACCATCACCACCCTTACCTTCGCCAGCGTCTTCTAAATCTTCATCTTCAACTTCTTCCTCAGCATTATCATCTTCTTCCTCTTCTTCCAAGTCAACTTCGTTATCAACTTCTTCTTCAACTTCGTTATCAACGACTTCTTCTTCATCTAAATCAGACTGGGCTGTAGAATCATCATCCTCATCGTCTGACTTAGGGCCAAATTTTTCGTCGTCTTCAAAGTAACTCATCTTCTTCTTTATTATTATAACTATAGATACTTTTAATTTATAATTTTCAATTTTTATTTATTTCATTTATTCTATTATTTCATTTATTATATTATTTCATTTATTCTATTATTTCATTTATTCTATTTATTTTTTTCATTTTATTACATTATAAAAAAAATAAATACATTATTCAATTGAGTGCCTTTATATATCTCTTGGGAGTGTTTACTTGTTATCCTCTGTCTTCCAAACCGTGTCGCATGTAGAGCACAAATATACATATTTCATATTCGTATCATCATATCGAATATAAATGATTTCGCGCTCAGCCTCCTTAGTATTCGTCTCGCATTCCGCATTCGGGCACAAAATCTTATTAACACGCGGCAATGTTGGGTCCAACTTTGTATATTTATTTATAATATGACTAAACTCCTGCTCCGACTTCTTTAATTGGACCTTGGACACAGTAACATTGTCCACTGATAT